ACGGACCGCACACGATTGCCATTGGCGATGCGGCATCCATGCGAAAAACGGCTGACATCTTGGAGAAGTATCGCGATTCCTTGGTCGACGCATACGCCGAAAAGATGGATGCCAGCCGGGAGGAGATTTTGGCAATGGTTGCTGACGAAACTTGGTTCACTGCCAAGGAGGCACTGGCCATTGGGCTGGTCGACCAGATCGCCGAAGTGAGCGACGCACCCAAGGCGATGGCATCGCCGAGCATGTTCAAGCACCCTCCGCAGGAGCTGTTCGACGCTGCCAAGCCAGCCACGCCGGTTGAAAGCCGGTTCCCTCGGCTGATTGCCGCCAAGATGCGTGCCATTCAGCTGCGTTGCCGGTAACACTTGACCACCTGCTGGAAATCCGTACTATTCACATCAGCGGCAGGTGCCGCAAACATCTAAACAAACTCCCCTAGAGTTCGGTTGTCATCGACTCGACGGGCTGACGTGTTTCAACAACCACGTCGGCTGTCGCAGTCGATTTTTTTTGTGCTGTCCGGCAGTCGGCACAGAAAAAGGGCGAACTATGAAGACTGTCAAGGAATTGCAAGAAGCGATTCAGGACCAGCACGACCGAGTTGCTGCCATCCTGAATGTGGCCAAGACTGAAGGCCGCGACCTCAACGCCGACGAGGAAAAAGAAGTCGACGAGCTGCAAGGCAAGGGCGACCAAGCCGGCAAGATTGGCGAACTGGAAGCCAAGCTGGAACGGCTGCAGAAGATTGAAGCAGCCCAAAAGGCGATTGCCCGCAGCCGATTTGCTGCAGAACCTCCTGCGGAAGCAGTAGTTGACGGCGAACTGAACGTCTCAGCTATCAAGGTTCCATCCAAGGCCAAGGCTGCAGCCGTTCGTTCTTTTCAAGGACCAGACGCTGAAAAAGAAGCCTACATTGCAGGCCAATGGTTCTTGGCACTCAACGGCAACAGCGTTGCCAATGAATGGCTAAAGAGCCACGGCATTCAAAACACCATGAAGACCAGCGACAACACTGCTGGCGGCTATTTGGTGCCAGAAGTTCTGGAATCTGCAATTATCCGCAACGTCGAGCAGTACGGCGTCGCACGTGCTTCTGCACGTGTTTACCCGATGGGCCCAGGCGTTACACTGATTCCACGTCGTGCAAGCGGCTTTACCGGCTATTTTGCTGGCGAAGCATCCAGTGTGACCGCCTCGGACTTGGCGTTTGACCAAATCCGCCTTGAGGCTCGCAAGTTGATGGTGTTCAGCAGCTGGTCCAGCGAACTCCCGGAAGACAGCGTCGTCGCTCTTGGTGACTTGTTGACTGCTGAAGTTGCACAGACTTTTGCAGTCAAGGAAGACCAGTGCCTATTCAGCGGCGATGGCACCAGCACCTACGGCGGGATTGTTGGCTTGGCCAACGCACTGGCTGCCGGTGCGGTTGCAACCACGGCCAGCAACGTCGACACGCCAGCAGAAATCACCATTGCCTCCTTTGAGGAAGCGATGGGCAAGCTGTTGATGCTGCCGGGACTGAGCCCACGATGGTACTGCCATAGCAGCATTTACTACAACGTGATGCAGCGGCTGGCGTTTGCTTCAACTGGCAACACAGCGACCAACTTCAATGCCGGATTCGGGCCGACCTTCTTGGGCTACCCGGTCGTGTTCTGCCAAGCAATGGACAGCGGTGCACCGACCACTGACCTGTCTGGCAAGTTCATCTGCTACTTCGGCGACATGAGCCGTGCAGTCACGATGGGCCAGAAGCGCGGAATCAGCATTGCAGTGGATAACAGCTACGGCTTCAACACCGACAGCGTTTACTTCCGTGCTACCGAACGCTTTGACATCAACGTCCACGAACGTGGAACTGCAACCACTGGCGGCCCAATCATCGGCGTCAAGTGCAATGCCAGCTAGTAGTTGATCCAGGTGTACTGCTCCGCCTGGGACCGTCGGGCGGGGGCAGGTAACTGCTCCCGCCTTTTTTCTGACCAACTTTTCCAATAAGGATTACGATATGAAGACCCTGCAAAGCTGCGTGTATTCGACGCTGCTCGCTCCGATTACCGCTGCCACCACGGCACGGACTGCCAACCTTGATTGCCAAGGTGCCGATTACGCAACCATTAGCATTGCCTGTGGTGCGGAACTGAACACCAACAGCACGAACGTGGTCGTTTCCCTCAAGGAATCCGACGACACCACAGCCTCCAACTTTGCGACGTTCAACAGCACGTACGCTTTTACCATTGACAACACTGCAGCGGCTGAAGCTGTGCTGCACGTGGATCTCAATGGCCGCAAGCGTTATTTGCAAATCGGCCTGACGCCAGACACGACCACTAACGGTCCTGTGCTGACTTCCGTGGTCGGCATCCTGCAAAAGGAAGTCGCTGCTTCGGCCAACACCAACAATGCCGATTACGTCAAAGTTGGTTAATCATAAGACGGTCTAACCAGTGCGGAGCAGATGCACATGGATACACACAGGGAAGCCAAAGTCGCGGCGTTTATGACGGCCCCACGCTACGAATGCGTGTGGAGCCGCAACGTCATCGACCATGCGTTCAAGCAAGCGGGCATTCCGCTGATTGTTTCTGGCGGCGTTTTCTACGGCCAGTGCATGCAGCGGATGTTTGAGGATGCCATTGAGGCTGACATTGAGATTGCCGTAACGGTTGACTTTGATTCGTGCTTCACGCTGCCGCAGCTGCTTCGCCTGCTGGGCGTGCTATGCAGCGATGACAAGTACGACGCCGTGGCAGCGATGCAGTGCAAGCGAGGCAAACACATCCCGCTGTTTACCGTCGGCGGCCAGACGCAGGTTCAGTACGAGGGCGTGCCGATTGAAGTGACCACAGCTCACTTCGGTCTGACGGCCATTAAGCTGGAGCGACTGAAAGACATCCCGAAGCCTTGGTTTTGGTCACGGCCAGACAAAGACGGCCGGTGGACTGATGCCAAGATTGACGACGACATTTGGTTCTGGAATCGATTCCGGGAAGCTGGGCGACGGGTTTGGGTGGATGTCGAAACACGCATCGGCCACATGGAGGAGATGGTCGCTATTTACGACGACAACCTCCAGCCGATGCACATCTACCCAGAGCAATGGCGGGAAAAGTATTTGAGCAAAAAGGAGACGGTGGCAAATGCAGCTGAAGCAGGTTGAGCGGGTGGAAGTCGAGTTTGTGCGGGACTGGATGTCCTACAAAGTCGGCGACGTGCAGTTGATGTACCCCGGGGAAGCGGACGCAATCGAAAGGTTTGGACATGGTCGGATACTCAGTAAGCGGGCCACTGCGGACGGCGGACAAATCGATTACGCAGACAGCCCCGACAGTGGAACCGCTACAGCTGAGCGAAGCCAAAAAGCACCTAGAAATCGCAAACGCTGACACGGCCCACGATGAACACATCCAGCGACTAATCCAGCAGGCTCGCGAACAGGTGGAGCATGACTGTCAGGTTTGCCTTGTTTCTCGCACGGTTACGGAAAAGTTTAACTGGTCGGGAGATGAGGAATACTGGCAGCTGTATTACCGGCCAGTCACGGCGGTCACTGCGATTACCTACTACGACACAACCAACACGCAGCAGACGTTTTCGGCCAGCTTGTACAGTCTCGACGCAGACCGTCGCCGCATCTGGCTTAATAGCAACTCGGCATGGCCGACAGTCTACGACCGCTGGGACGCCATCAGCGTGAGCTACACCGCAGGATACGGTGCAAACGGTGCGTCTGTTCCGCAGATGTTCAAGCAGGCGATGCTGCTGCTGATTGGCTACTACTTTGAAGAACGCACGATGATGGGGAACGAATCCACCACTGGCAGCTTCAAAGCTTACGAAAATCTTCTGGCCAGAATGAAGCGGAGCAACTACCCGTGAGACTGAAGGCTGGCCAGTATCGTGACCGCATTCACATCTACAGCGAGACAAGTGCCGCTGGCAGTGACGACCCGGCGTTTGCCACGACGCTGTGGCGCGAGCTTCCCTGCAGCATCACGGCTGTCAGCGGCGGTGAAACATACCGCGGCCGTCAGCTCGAGGCTACGGTGACGCACGTGATTGAGATGCGTTACTACGAAGGCATCCTGCCAAACATGCGGGCCTACCAGCCACTAACCAGCACGTACTACGAAATTAGCCGTGTGCTTTCGATGGACAACAGCACGCAAATGCTGCTGCAGGCCACGGAGGTTGTGCTGTGACCAAAATGCGTATTGAGTCAAGCGTCTCGGAAAACTTCCCAATTGAAGACTATCTCAAGCAGATAGACGTTCTGGTGCGGCATACCGCACTGCCAAAAGCCATCACCGCAGCCAGCAGGGTTGTGGTAAATGACGCCAAAAAACGTATTCCACGCAGTAGCGTGACCGGGACAGGCAAAAAGAAAAGCAAATCGCAGCGAGAAGCGGACAAGCGACGCCGGCCATTGGCTGATTCAATTGGCACCAAAATCATCAAAAAGAAAGACGGTCAGGTCGTAATTGGCGTGACCGGTCAGAAGCTGCTGCCGGAACAGATTGGCAGGGACAAAAAGTCTGTCGTGGCACACAGCCACCTGCTGGAGTTTGGCCATCGTGGTGTGTTTTGGAAACGCACAAATTGGTTATTTGAAACAAAGCTGGAAGACGGCGGATTTAAGTACCGGCAGCGGGCAGACGGCACAAGACGAAGTGACGAGCGGGTGCAGCGGCGAGTCAAAACGGCAACTTTGGTTGGCGGACAAACCAGACGTGACTTTGTCGAAGCCAAGCGGTGGCTTGCCCCGGCTGTGGACTCGACGCAAGCACAGCAGTTTCAAGCGATGGTAAGCACTTTGGAACAAATGATTGCGAGCCAAAGATAAATGCCAGACATCCTCAGCGATTTGCGAACCTACCTGAAAACCAAGTCGGCGATCACCAATCTGGTGGGCACAGGTGACGCTGCCCGCATTTACTTTCACGACGCTAAGGAAGGCGCAACGCTGCCATTCATCATCCTAGAGATATTTGAGGGTGAATCGAACGAACACTTGACAGGGATTAGCGGGATTTGCAGTAATCGGGTACAGGTCGATTGCTACGGCGTGACCGCAGCTGCGGCCTACAGTTTGGCCGAGGCTGAGCGGCTTGCACCCCTGCAGATGTA